TATTTAAGAAAACACAGTTAAAAGGAATTAAGGTCGAAATTCAAGGAAGAGTTGTTGCAGGCTATTATTCAGTAGATACAAAACTCGGAACGGGCGGCAGATATAATTCTCTTGATGAATATGATAAAAGAGATTTCACCGTTCCCGAATATAACGACATCGCTTCTTTAACCGAAGAAGATGTATTTAAAGCTCAACTCGGACAGACAGAATACGACCAAACGGCTAATATTTTGAACGCTATCAATGACGGACAGGAAACCTTTTCAAACAATCAAAGACGTTCCGAAGAAAAACAGGCTTCGGACGGTTTGTTCTATGGAAAAATCACACTTGCCGGCGGAACAAAGATTGATTTTAATAAAAAAGAAACTCACTCAATCGATGTTTCGGAAGCAAAATGGGACGTTTCAACAAACAATCCGGCGGATGCAATATCTAAAGGGATTCAACTTTGTATTGACGACGGCAAGATTTCAGCCCCCGAATGGAATTTAATTTTTGAAGAAAAAGGATTGGATGCCTTTCTTTCAAACGAAAAACTCAAAAGTTCTTCGAATTGGAATCAGGGAATTAAAAGAAGCGATATAAATATTCCGGTTGAAAAAACCCCGGGGGCAATGTTCCACGGCAGAATTTCCGTCGGTTCTTATATCGTTAATGTTTGGAGTTATAACGAAAAATACACCGTTCCAAAAGGATTCGGATTTGCTCACGAGGGCGAACAATTCGGCTATATTCCGAGCGGTTGCGCCTTGCTTGTTCCAATGAACCCGAACTTCAAGAGATATTACGGAGCAATCAATAATACAAATGCTCCCGTTACTCCGGGAATCGGCGGAAATAAATTACAGCTCGTTGAACAAGAACAGCTTCCATACGCTTATGACGTATTGTGTGATGGCTCAGCAACGACAAAATACGGCGTAAAATCCCGTCCGCTTTTAATCCCGGTTGATATTGATTCATTCGCAACAATTCATAACATTGTTTAGCGGATTTTCGGTAGGGTGGAGGGCGTATGCCCGTAACCCGCAAGAGCAAAGAACACGAAAACGGCGGTTAAATCCGGCAGGATTTTAAAGCCGTTTGTTAGTGTTCGGCGTACCCGAATAATTCAAGAAAAGGTAATATATGTCTTTAAACGATTTATTAAAACTCCATAAAGAAACCGTCCTCTTTGGTGAGGGCGGTTTTCCGGCGGATTGTATATTAAAACCGACAGCAGGACACGAGGGCGGGAATGAGCTTTCGGCTTCCGCCGACGCTCCCGCTTCCGCATTTAAAGTTAAAGGATTTTCGAGCTTTATCGGTGTAACGTTTGATGAAAATCAAGCCGGATATTTTGGCGATTCTTTCGAGATTACAATCAATTTGGACGAATTGGCAAAAAAGACGGATTTAATCCCCACCAAAGGTTGGGGAATTACGGCATATTTTCCGCAAATGAACGGAAAAGCCGTTAATTTTATCGCCGAAAGCGTGGCGATAGATAGAACGCTCGGAATGTGTTTGTTTAAATGTTCGGCTTCAACTTCACAAGGTGAGGGAAAAGTTGTTAAAAGACAGGCTTCGGGGGGTATGTAATGACAATTCCGGCAATTATAACACCAATGAATTTCACTCTTGCCCGTGATGCAATTTGTCAGCACTTAGCAAATATCCGGGACGAACAAATAAAACTTGCCCAAGACTCGGGGGCGGAGGACGATTGGATAAAACAAGTAATTGATTTTACTATTTATCCGAAAAGTTTTCATTTCCCCGATGTAGAGCAAATGCCCTGCGTTTACGTTTATTTTAATGAAATGAAATTCCCCGAATCCGAGCAGGATATTTACGAAAACGAAGCGGTCGGAAATCTTGTCGTTGAATATTATACGGTTGGACTTAACGAAACTTCCGACACGGAAATTTTAAAAACGGCGGATGAAAACGCCGAGGACAGGCTCAATTATTTAACGGCTCAAATATATAAAATTCTTTGTTCGGAAGCAACAAATATTTATGTTGCTACAAACCGGCTTATAAAGGGCTGGAAAATTAAATCGTGGAAAAGAATTATTTCACCCGAAAAGGACAACACGGCAAGCACCGTTCTCGGAGCAAAATTCGAGTTTGAAGTTCAATTCGGCGAACCGACTCATTACACGGAAACAATCGAAATCAAAGAATATTATATGACGTTGGACATCCGGGAAGAATTTATCGACCCGTTTGTGCGGCTCATTTTGGATGAAAGTTCATAAACAAAAAATCAAGGAGAATAAAAAATGGCAATTACAAAAGGACTTGACACTTCCGCTATTGCTTCGGCAACAAGCGTTATTGTCAAACAAAAAAATCAGCAAAATGCGGCAAATTTACGCCCCGAGTTGATTGTTTGTATCGGTCAGGCTCAAACGGGTTCAACGGCAAAAACGAATGAACTTGTTTTGGCTTCCGGCAACGCAGACGACGTCGGAACAACGTACGGATTTGGTTCGCCGCTTCATAGAATGGCGAAAAAACTATTCCCGAAAGCCGGAAACGGCTCAAAGGTGGACACTTATTTTATTGCGGTTGACGCTCCTTCAAATGCCGAAGCCGAAGTTAAAACTTTGACTATAACAGCAAAAGAGGGGATTTTAAAATCGCTTAACGCTTATTTTGTGTTAAATGATTTAATTTTTGAAGCGGCTGCAGATGTTGTCGGCAAAATCGCAACAAGTTTTCACAACAACCCCGCTCAAGACGTGAGAGGAACGGATTTAAACGCTTATGAAAAAACAGCGATTCCGTTCACTTTAACCAAGGGAATGAGCGTTGCGGATTGTGCCGATTCAATTAAAGAGGCGTTGGAAGAATATTTGGAAATCCCGTTCACGGTTGAACTTGCAAAAACAGACGACACGGTTACAGGCTTAACTTTAACCGCAAAATGGAAAGGTTCGGACTCCGTATTTGATTTCAAAATTGTTGACGAGGACGGAAACGACATTGATTCAACAACTTACGGCGTATCTTTCACCGCCGAAAGAACGACCGAATCCGCCGGAGTCGGTAAAATCGGCGATGAAGCTCTCGGGCTTTTAAATGAAGAATTGGGCGTTACCCGTGTAATATCTCAATACGCTAATACAACCGTTCTTGATGTTCTTCAAGAAACGTTTGAAGCTTGGAGAAATGACGGTTTGATTGCTCAATACGTAACTTGTTATTCGGCGATTCAAGCTCCCGAATCCGAAACAGTTCCCGGAACTTGGGACACCGCTTCTCTTATTGCAACGGGGACAGCAAGACGGGACGATGCAATAAACGTTCAAATTGTAGGTGATTTACAGGATTTAAGACCGTTAAAATATCAAGAAAGAAACCGACTTTTAAAAGCCGGGTATTCAAACATTGTTAAAAAATCCGATGGTTCATATCGTTTGATGGATTTGGCGACGTTCTATCATCCGGTAGGAAAAACAAATCCGTTATTCCGATTTGACCGTGATTCAACGGTTGTCGGGAATATCGCTTATGATTTTATGTCAACATTCAGAGATTCGGACGAATGGAAATCCGTTATCTTAATCGGTGAAAATGACATAACAACAAACCCTGCGGCTCGTACGTTGAAAGATATTAAAGCGGCGGTTAATACAAGAATTTCTTTATTAGGACAAGCGGGCTTTATTGCAAATTACGCCGATGCCCAAAAAGAAACCCAACTCGAAATTGATTCATCAAATCCGAACAGGGTTAATATGAATCCGAAATTTGATATTACAGGCGTTGGAAGAATTTTCGACATTGTAAACTTCATCGGATTTAATTTTAAAGGCTAATTGTCTAAAATCCAGTATTAGTGCTAATTTTCACTAATTGCACGAGGGCTTACAAGCCCTCTTTATTTTAAAACAGGTATTAAACTATATAACGAGTTTTTTAAGGGGTTTAAAACGGCTCGTACAAACAAAAAAATAAGGAGAACAAAAAATGGGAAAAGTTGGTGAAGCGGTTTCATTGACCTTGAACGGTACGAAATTCGCTATTCCGAAAGATACAACGCCGAATATTATCGAGGGCGGACAAAAAGCCTCCGATACTCAAGATTTTGGCGACGGTTCATCGGATACATATTTTACAAATGTTCCGGCAAAAATAACGGGCTTAAAAGTGAAAGTTCCGCCGGCTTTGGACGACGCGTGGAAAGCGGCTTGTTCAACTGCCGATATTCCGATTATTTTGGAATGTATTTCAAGAACGTATGAAATGACGGGAAGTGTAATCGGGGCGGAAACCGAAATCGATGCAACCAAACTAATAACGAATGAGTTTGAATGTCGTTGTACGGATGGCGCAGGAATTAGAAAATCTTAATTCGTCGTTTTAACGAGGGTTAAAAGAATGAATTAAGAGGTTCGGGGGTCTATACCCCCGAATTTTTCATATATACGAATTTAAGAGGAGAAAAAGCAAAATGGGACTTTTGACAAATTCCGTTACTTTGATTGGAAAAATCGGGAAATATAACGAATGTAAAGCGTTTGAAACGGGCGGAATGTTATGTACAAGAAATTTGGGCGTAAAAACGGGTGAAAAATGGAATAATTTTTTCATTGATTTTTTTAATACAAAAACCCGACCGCTTGCCGAAGAAGTCGGCGAAAACGTAAAAGAGGGCGAATGGGTTCAAATTAAAGGGCGTTTAATTGAAAACAAATTTACCCCCAAATATTTACAGGGTCAAACGGACGAAAACGGGAATCCGCTTACGGTTTCTCAAATAAAAATTATTGCTTTCGATTATAAAAGAGTTTTTTATAATGAAGCACTTGAAGAATGGCAGATTAAAGAATAAAAGGAAGAGAGGTTAAATTATGGAAATTAAAAAAATTATGGAGCGTGAAGCCGCTTTAAATGTTATCGAAAAAATTAAACACAAAATCAACGGCGAAGATTTGGCGGATATTTGCGGCGAAGAGTCGAAAATTATCGGGGGAAGTCCGGTAATTTATGATAAATTTGTTCAAGCCGTTATGTGCGGGCTTGTTTATTGGGATGAAGAAAAAAATTGTCTTGTTCAAAAATTGATTAAACCCGTAAAAGTGGGCGACATTGCAAGAGATTCACTATATTACAGGAATCATCTCAATTTTAGAATGATGAAAAGTTTCAAAAGCAATAATGAAGTTGAAACATCCGTTGAAGCAATAGCGGCAATTACCGCCTGCCCGAAACAAGTAATTGACGAAATCGAAGGTCAAGACCAAAAGATATGTGCGGCATGCGTTGATTTTTTCTCATAGTCGATTTTATTGTTTCAATGTATTACAGCGATATTTTATTATGCTGCGGTTGGGAAACAATTTCGGGGCTTATGAACTTAGACGTTACCGATTTAATTTTGTTCGGGAAGCGTTGTTATTCAATGAATAAAGACCAATTTAAAAAGGAGTAATTATGGCTTCAAATGCCTTTAGTGTATATACCTCTTTTAAAGCAAAAGACGGGATGTCGGCAGTTTTTCAGAGTATGAAAAATAAGGCTTCCGTTTTTGGCGGACAACTCAATAAATTAAAAAGCCAAACACAGGTTGTCGGAACAAAGATTAAAGGTTTAAAAAATTCTTTTGACGGCGTTAAAACGGCAATCGGGGGCGTTGTAACGGCTATTGCGGCAGGAGTGGTGGCTAACACTTTACAAAGTTGGGTCGATAAGGCTTCCGATTTACAGGAAACCTTGGGAAAAACAAACGAAACCTTTAAAGGCGATGCCGGAGGGGTTATTGAATGGAGTAAAAACTCAATTAAATTAATGGGTTTAGCGCAACAAACGGCTCTTGACACGGCGGCTCTATACGGCGATATGGGAGCCGGAATGGGTATGAACACCAAACGTGCCGCCGAAATGGCAAAGAGTTTAACCCAATTATCCGCCGATATTGCTTCATTTAAAAACGTTGACCAAGCGATAACTTCAAACGCTTTAAAAAGTATATACACAGGCGAAACCGAAACTTTGAAAAATCTCGGCGTTGTAATGACACAAGAAAACTTGCAAGAATTTGCCAAGAAAATCGGGATGAATAAAAAAGTTAAGGATATGAGCCAAAGCGAAAAAATCGAACTCCGTTATCAGTATGTAATGGAATCAACGAAAAACTCACAGGGCGACTTTTTAAGAACCGGCGGCAACTTTGCAAATCAGCAGAGAATGTTTGAAGAAAATAAAAAAGAAATGGAAACACGGCTCGGAAGTATCTTACTGCCGAAATATAACGCCGTGATGAAATCTTTAAACGGAATGTTTGCGAAATATTCTCCGGGAATTGAAAAAGGATTCGGAAAATTATTCAAGAATTTTGAAGAGGGATTGAAAATTTGCTCCCCGTTATTTGAAAAATTTCAAGGCTTATTTAAAACTTTCAATTCAACAATAATGCCGATAATTCTTCAAAACCTGCCAATGATTAAAACTTTATTAAGTTCAGTCGTTGTTCCGGCTTTGGGGGTTGTAATCGATACAATCGGATTTGCTTTTAAAGCGATTAAAACGGTTTATGACATTGGAAGCGGCTTGTTTGATTTTATAAAATCAAATTGGCTTCCGCTTCTTTTAATTCTTCCCGCCGCTATAATAGGAGTTCGGTTTGCGATTGATATGTTACGCCTTAAAATGGCTTTGTGTCGTATGGAGGGCGGTCTATTAAGTATTTTAATAAATACCAAATTGATAACATCATTAATTGCCTTTAAAGCGAAAACTCTGGAAACTTTAACTTCTATAGCAGCTAAGGCGGCGGCGTTTATGCTTACTCCGTGGGGAATTGCCATTCTTGGAATAACCGCAATAGTTGGTGCAGTAATTCTTTTGTGGAAAAATTGGGATAAAGTAACGGCGGTTGTCGGTAC